TTATAAATAAGCAGGATTCTGAGGCGGGGGATCTTGCAAAATAGTGAAAGCATGAAAGCAAGGACACTCTTTTATCCATTCTTCCGGTTCTATTTCACCGTTATGGTTCAGGTCGGGGCTAAGATCACGATGTCCCACTAACCTACTACCGGGATAATCCCGCAATAGCAACATGACCAATACACGGAGGGAATGTTTCTGGAAATCGGTTCTCGTATCGGAAGCGCGGCCGTTCGTATCCAACCCGCCTTCATAGCATACACCTATTGAGTGAGCATTGTAACCTTTCGCATGTGCACCGGGAGTTTTTACCGGACGAAGACTTTTGATATCCCCGTTCTTCCTTATATAATAATGATAACCTGCGCCGGAGAAGCCCCGGCGCAGGTGGTCTGTGGTTAAATCATATTCCGTATAACAACGGTCAGCGCGGGTGGCGCTGCAATGAATCACGATTAAATCAATTTTTCTCATAGATAAAAGATTATACTGTCATCGCATGCGCACTCAGCGCACCCAATAGAGCAGAAGCTACAGCAATTACAATTTTCAAAATCTTGTCCCAAGTCCTTTTCTTCATAAGAGAGTTTTTTAGTGATTAGCGATTAGTGATAAATGATAAGCAGGCGGCGCAGCCTTTAATTTTTAATTTCCAAAGCCTCCGGATTTAGACCCTATCCCAGCGGATCATCTTCAATCCCGCCGTCGCCGCCGGAATCACCACCGCCGGAGTTGCCACCGGAAGAACTGACATCTTCGTCTTTCGGTTTTTCCAATGCGAATGTTACATTTGCAGGGCTTCTGGTGACGGCATGGCTGTTATTTACCAACTTCAGCTCCTTGTCCGGAAGAAAACGGATATTCACCCGTTTGATATTCTTCACGGTACACTCTGCCGAAGTAGCTACTCCCGGACAGCAAAATGTCATATGAAACGTACCAAACAGGTTCAACTTCACCTTGTTCCCATTAACCAGATTCTCCTGAACCTCCTCTACGAGAGCTTCGATCACATGTTTCACATCTCCTTTCGTCATCGCACAACTTTTCTGTATGGCGGCGGCAAGGGTATCCACATCCACAGTCTTGCACGTACCGGGTTTCTGACGGAGATAGAAAAATTGGGGAGACGCCGAATCAGTCACGATTTTTCTGCGCATATAGCGCTCTACGGTTACATCCATAAGTAAAACAAATTAAGTTAAGATTTAAGTTATTATTACTCTTTCAAGTATGATACAAAGATACAACATCAGAGGGCGGAAGTCAAGCTTATTACTAAATATTTCTAAACAAATAATGACCGTTTTTAACCGATTAGAACCATATCACTTCGCATGCTTCATCAGCCATTCAGCAGGCGGGATATAATCCCCCATTTTTGTCAGACTGGGGTTATGTCCGAAATAAACATCACCCGTTTCATCATTCCTATGTTTCGCAACGATCACCACACCAAGCCCGTCAGAAGGATATCTACTCTTATGTTCCGTTTTCAAACCATGCAGGGCAGGACGATACAGCAACATTACCATATCCGCATCCTGCTCGATGGCACCACTTTCGCGCAGGTCACTCAAAAGAGGCCAGCAATCGGGACGTCCTTCACTCATACGGTTCAACTGACTGAGCAACAATACTGGTACATCCAGTTCTTTAGCCATTAGTTTGGCCTTACGGGTGGCTTGCGTCACTTCCTGCTCACGATTGCGATTGTTCTGATCAGACTTCATATCACAAAGTTGCAAGTAATCCACGATGACCCTATCGCATCCTCCTTTACTTTTCAGCATACGAGCCACCGAGCGTACATGATCCATACTAATCACCGGACTATCTTCCACCCGGATGGGAAGCTGGGAAAACTGGCAGGAAGCCTCACGCACCTGGCGCAATTCGCTTGTGCCGAGTTGCCCTCTGCGCAAGTGTGAAGCATCTACATCTTCGGCGGCAACAACCAGCCAACGGTCTCCCAAACGCTCTCCCTGCATTTCCAGACTGAAAACCACTACCGAATATCCCGCTATTGCCGCTGCCCTGGCCAGATGCAATGCAAAGGCCGTTTTTCCTGCTGCCGGGCGGGGTGGCAGCAATGACATCCAGATCTCCCCGATGCCCCCCCGCCGTCAACTTGTCCAGATCCGTAAAATCGGTAGGGATACCAGTAATACCATTCCGGCTCCCTTCCACACGTGCTTCTACCTGTACCATAGTATCTTCCATCAACTGGCCCATTGTGCGGAGATGGTCGGCAGTTCCCATCTCTCCTTCAAGGTGGTCGAGCAAATCGTGTATGCCTGCCAGCACATCTGCTATATCCACGGACTCGTCGGAAGCCGCAGCCAGTAGTTTGTACGAACCCAGAATCACTTCACGGCGGACATACATCTCACGCAGTATGCACGCATGATATTCCAGATGTGCCCCCGATGCTACGCGTGAAGCAAGCCGCACCAACGTATAAGGACCGCCCACCTTCTCCAGATTACCACACGAAGCCAGTTCATACTTCACTGTAAGTATGTCAATCTGTTTCCCGGCACGAAACATGGCCTGAATGACAGCAAGAAACAACTTATCTGCCAGATACTTCGCCGCCTGCCTGCAAAACTTCGTATCGCGCAAATGAAAGAGGTACTCGTCAATATGTTCCAAAGCCTGTTTCCGTTCGTTCTGCGATAATTTCTTCCACTCCCTGAGAGCACTTTCCCTATTCTGCCGAGCCATACGGGTGGTTTCATGATATTCATTCCAGAACTGGCCGAAGCTTTCTTCCACGGCAGAATCACCCTTTTTTCCGGTCTGACTTTTACCTGTCCACACGTCGTAGCCCGGTATGCGGATATGACTGGCACAGTCACCTTTCACTTGTTCAATGTTACCTTCGGCAACGAGTCTCATGAAGTAGTGCCGGGTTCGCCCAAGGCTCCATCCTAAAATTTCCGCCCAATGGCTATAGGAAATAACTGACTCTCCACGTGCACAAACCACATTCGTATTCACACGCCTCACTACTGCTTCTGCATAATTGACATATGTCAGTATCTTCAAAAAGGCTTCCATATCTCCACTTGCTTCATGGTGTTCGTCAAATGCTTTCAAAAGTAAAGCTCGTGGTATCATAACATAACCTGTTGTTCCTAAATTTCTATCCATTTTTTATCATTGTTTTTGTTAGCGAGCACAAAAGTATGACAAGAAATCTATTTTCCGTCTCCCGCTTGTTTCGGTTGGTTGCAATCATCCGATACAGGTTCGTATTAGTCTAATAAGTTTCGTTAGAGAAAGTCTATTTATAACGGAAAATAATAAGCTAAATGATAAGTTAGCGGACTGAATTTTAAGCCTAAAAGGCTTGCATTATATTACGTAGGGCATCGCCCTACGTAATATACATTCCCATTTCTGAACCCTGAAAGGGCGAGATAAAGCGTGTATGCTTGATTGCGCCCTTTCAGGGCTTAAATAGATATACATAATCACGTAGGGCGTTGCCCTACGCTATGTAATCTCAAGCTTTCAGCCTTATAAAATCCGCGTTCGTCCGCCTTGTCCGCGTATCAATTTAGCTCATAACCCGCCAGAAGTGAATATATTCGGACAAAAACAGCAAACTTATTTTGAGTAGGTTTGCGGTTGATATAGTAGACTGATTATTAGACACCTACCCATTCCGGCAAACAGACATCCGTACAATTAACCGTACATAAATAAATAAGGCAGTTATATACGACTCAACACCTAGCCCTGTCGTAATAACTATTGGTTATAAAAAGTGCGCCAACTAAGGCTAATTTAGTTGGCGCACATGTTCTCTAATTCGACTGCTAAGATAGGTGTTATTTCTCAATTTTCCAACCTATTTTAGTATAAAGCGAGATAAAAAAGAATCCTATCAGACATATTGATATAATATCTATTATCCCAGTTAATAGTGGAGTTGTATTTAAGACTAATCCAATAACTGAAATAATTGCTTTCAAAAGGCATCCAATAAATGCCAATAAAGACGCTGTTCTAAATTTAATAATTCTCATTTTATTGTTTTTTTAAATAGATTATATGCTTTCATAACTTTCTTAGAGGCTCCATTCTTGATTTTAAAATCAAAATATCCATCGGCAGTATAGATTCTAACAGATTTCATAGTATGATTTTCAAAGGCAGATAAGTCACCTAGCAATAGTAATTGGATACCCCATAAATCCATGCCTAATGCACCTACTGTGCCTACCCCTCTTCCAGAGGCATAATCTGATACAGTAAATGTATGCGTATTATCTTCTTCATCAAGAAATATTACATTGGAATCTTTTCTTACATATCTGTTGTCCACTGTTAACCACTTCATCAATATCATATTAAGCCCATTTTCTCGACCAAAGCACATCCATATATTTCTACCCAACTGTCCGCCCATTATCAACGGCTCAGAAGAGATTTTCTCATAAGATGTATATACGATTTGATTTTTGGTAAAGTTATCAGTTTTATTAACTGATATTTTTTGAGCTTGGATGCTGAGGCAAGCCAACAATAAGAATAAAAATAAGATTCTTCTTTTCATAACTTTTTGTGTTTATATGGTTAATACTAAAATTTGCATTAGTAGCAGTAACCATACGCATAGACACAAAAAAAGCGTAGAACCACTGCCTAACGCCATCGGAGACTACCACATCTCACCTACTAATAGACAGTGCTCTACGCCAATGCTGGCGTATAAACGCAATCCACCCATTAGTAGGTTTAGAATAGCCTTATTTGCTGTCAATGTGGTAGTTCGATGGCGGTTAGGCTATAATATGTAAAAAGCGTACCATCTATTCAATGATACGCTGCAAATATAAGAATAACTTCATAAAGTTCAAACCATTAATTATCTTTCTTTTCTTCCTCTTTTTTTGAATTGTCTTTAGGTGGTGGTACATCTTTAGTTTCAAGATGCGCCATCTTTCGGAGCAATTCATCGAACTGTTCTTTAGGGACAGAAAAATCAAATTCAAATCTTATTGATTTAATGTCTTTTATATCTATTTCTTTCTCTTTTTTCTTTTTTCCCATAACTAAGCTACATTGCGCAAAAGTAAATTAAATCTTTGAGAATCGCTAAAATTCCGAGTATTAAACCGGAAAATATATTCATCAATATACCTCTGCATATATTTCTTGCTTACATGATAGTATATTCCAAATATCATCCTCTTAAAGTGCGACCATACGTTTTCGATTCCATTGGTACTAACAACAATGATTTCTCCTTCGTCAGTAGCGTAGGTTGTACCATAAAAATGCTTCTCATGATCTACAGACCTTTGTTCATAATGACTATATAATCCGGTATATTCCCAACCATCAGTATAAACTACACTTTCTTCTTTAACGTATTCTTTAATGATGGGAACTAATGTCTTAGCCTGTGTATTAGGAACAACCTTAGCTATTACTTTGCCACCCCTTTCCAGTATACCAAACACGGGAACTTTATCCTTAAAAGACCTTCCTTGGCATCTCTCTACTTTCTTATCTTTGTGCCTATTCTTGTTTTTCCCACCCACAAACGTTTCATCTATTTCTACTTCACCAGATAAAGTCTGCTCATTCTCCATTGCCATATACTGTCTAATCTTATGGAGCATATTCCACGCAGTCTTTTGAGTTATACCTAAATCTCTTGCTAATTGGCATGATGAAACACCTCTCTTATGTGATAAGAATAACATCATTGTATAGAACCAAGCCCTCATAGGTATTTTAGTATTGGCAAAGGCAGTTCCAGTCTTAACATCAAAGTACCGTCCAGTATTCTTGCACTTATACTTACCATTGGAACACTTGTACACCTTAGAAGCAGGGTCATACGGTGAAACGACTTTTCCATCCCATCGCATTTTCTCAAAATACTTGATGCAACTTTCTTCATCTGGAAAATTATCAGACATCGTTAATAGAGTAAATTCAGTCTTCATAATGTTCACATTTAAGTTTGCCTAAATATAGTAATTTTCAACTATATAAGCAATTAAAATGAAACATTTTTTTCAACGATAATTCTACAAGAATGCTAAAGAACATCCTTGTAGAACATACACTATCCACTTACACCTATAAACTATAAACTGTACATTTGCCAGAAGTATTAACTAATAATAACACGAAATGATAACTCCGCAAATGAAAGATAAGGTATTGTCTTACATAGTAAAACAAGAGCTCCCAAGATTTATGATTCGCTTAGATGATTTATCTGTACAATTAGATATAAAACCAGACTATATTAGTCTTATTATAGAACAATTCAAAAAAATGGGATTATGCGAAATTAACGAAACACGAGGAATAGGATTTCCACCTACAGCTTTTATTATTACCCTAACTGCTAATGCTTATGATGCAAATCGCAATGGTGGATTTGTATTTCAAGAGGAAATAATGAAAGCTAATTTATTGAAATTAGATATGGAATTGAATCAATTATCTAATGAATCATCAGGAGTTATCTGGGATAGAGTACAAAAAATAATGTCTATTGTGAATTTAATATCAAGTACATTTCCATTTATAAATAGATAATGATGCTGCCTTACACCATTTAATAAATTTATCTAAAATATTGTCTAAATCAGGAACATCCGCATCAATAGGCATACTATCTGTGTACACTATAGTATCTCCTGTTTTTACAGTTCTTTCCTTTTTATATGGGAATGAACCACTATCATTATAGATATACTTTGTTATAATAGTTATTACTTCTTCTTCAATTTTATTAGTTGTTTCCATAATTCTATATTTACTTGTTATTATTACTTTTAGTTATGACCCAGCTACTTGGTGTCGAGTCGTATATAAGTGCCATAAATAATATAAGAAACTAAAAGAAGGATATATTAAAATATATCCTTCGCATTTCCGGAGATTGAGACCAGTCTCCTTCTCAACTAAACGGCTGCTTTTCGAGTTCCTCTTTCGCCTGATTGGGAACGTCCAGATGCCGGATCACTATCGCAATCTGTAGTGGGGTCAATGTGGTGACCTTATCAGTGTACTCCGCCTCCAGCAAGTCTGCATATAGTTGCGGTATCCCCTTAATATGTTTTCGGAACGAACGGATGGACGAACTGTTGTACTCACACGGATAATACGCCTGTGCCACTTCGGATAGAGGATGGCAGCCCTGAAGCAGCCAGTCAAAATTTCTTTCTTTCATTATAATTAAAAAATTAATTAGTACGGACTATGCATCCGTCTTTTAAAAATATCGGGCGCAAAATTACAAAGAAATAAAAAGTCAAAAAATACGATACTCACAAGTTGAGTATCACCTTCCCTGTTCTTTCTTAAAATAAGAAATCACTGTAGCCGGACTGACAAAGCGGCGGTTCGGAATATGCAAACAACTTTCAAACAAATAGCGAGAACAGATGACATAACAGACATAAGTATAATTGAGGTGTTGTATATGCATACGGTGCTGAATACGATCGTAAACACGGGAAGCATACATAAAGAATTCTTTCACTTCTGTACGTGAAACAATGCGATGCCGGCGACGTTGTTTCCTGACATGTTCCATCATGACCAACACGTATTCTATTTGTCTGATATTCTCTGCATTATTCTGCATACTACACAACAAATTTTCCATCCGTTCCTGTTGGCGGACATAGCGTTGTTTGGTACGTTCAAGCCGTTCTTCCAATAGTGTTTTTGTCATCAAATTCAT